TGGCGACAAGGGCGATATCATCCTTGCCGACTTCGGGCAGTACATCACAGCGAATAAGGGCGATATCAATGAGGCCATGAGTATTCATGTCGAGTTCATTTATGACCAGAATACCTATCGGTTCATTTATTACTTTGACGGACAGCCGAAGCTGAATTCAGCAATCACGCCCTACAAGGGATCTGCAACAGTCGGCCCGTTCATCACCGTCAACGAAAGAACATAAGAAAGGAGGAAAAATAAAATGAGATTAGCAGAAGAAAAAAAGATAGTTCCGGTTATGAGTGATGGTGACTTTAATGCTGACGCGAATCTGGACACAGATTCGATCAACATGAAGAATTATCACCGGGCAACCTTCATTATAGGGTTGCAGGATATAGCCGTTGCAGACCCCGTGCTCTACGCGTATAGCGGAGCGACGGATGGGGCTTGTACTTCGGCACTGACATTTCATTATGCGTTTGGTGGTGCAGCACAGGGGACAGAGGATTGTGATGTTCTGGCAGCGGACGCCACGAGTGCAGCACTTACCATTGCTCATGCGACATATGACAACTATATGTTGATTGTTGAGGTCAATGCTGAAGATATGGATGTCGCGAACAATGAGGAATGGTTGACGTTGCGATTTGTGTGTACGACTGCAACGGGGAATGTGCAGATACACGCAATACTGGAGCCGCGGTATACCGGGAATCGTTCCATAACGGCTCTCGAATAACCTTTAACCGGGCAACTGGTCCGATAACGGAGGGGCTACGACCTCTCCGTACAGACAAAGGAGGCTATTATGCCAGTAACAAATGTGAGGACAAAATGGGTTGATGGGAACTTAGTATTTTATGATGTTTCGATGAATGAGATAGCGACATGGGACGGATCCAACAGAGAAGTTTCGTTTCCGTCTGGGAGTAATCAGGCAATCGAATCAGGGGCAAGCCTGGACATTGAATCAGGCGGTGCCTTGAAGCTGGCCGGAACCGCAATCAGCGCAACGGCGGCGGAACTCAATAAGAATGACGGTATTGCGGCGGCGGCTTATCAGGTGGTCGAATCAGAGGTTTTATTTACCGAGGCTGGGGCCGGAACCTATACCGGAACGATAGCACTCCCCGCAGGATCACGGATTATTGATATTGGTGTTGATGGACAAGCACTTTGGACGGCTGGTACTTCGGCAAGCATGATTGTTGGAGATGATGATGATGATGATGGATTTTTCACAGCAACCGACCTGAAAGCGACCGATCTTCTGGCTGGTGAAATCAACAATATCGAACATCCAGGAGGCAAGGCAGGTGATTATATAGCGAGCGAGCAGAGAGTTCTTTATTCGGCTGATGCGAGAAACATTATTGGGAAAGTAGTTTCAGTAGGCGCGGGGACTGCAGGACGGACAAGGATGTATGTCTGTTATGCAACTCCGACCGCAGTAGCAGCAACTAAGGCTTAAACCCACAGGAGGCAGTCTACTCTCCGGGCTGCCTCCTCCCTCCCAAAAAAGTGAAAGGAGGTACAGGAGATGTCAATAACAAGTATAGGAAGTTTATCAAATCGTTTTATGGGTCTTTCGACCGATACAAAACCAACTACATGTCAGATTGGAGCGACGTTCCGTGAGTACGATACAGGGAAACTATATGACACTCCGGATGGTGGGACGAACTGGGTCTTAAAAGACGCAGAAGGTGTCAGGTTCCAGACCACGACTATCGACCTTAAACAGGCGGCGGGAAATTATACTCTATTCACTGTTGGGACAAACAACATTGAAGTTTTGCATCTGACAATAATCATTCCAGCCGACCTGACAGAAGAGGAAAATCTCACTTCGATATCAATACAATCAACGGATGATACTCCGGTTGTATTTATCAGTTCGACGGTGGGGGCGGTGGCGAACCTCACTAAGAATAAATATCTGCAATACAATGCCGGTGGAACGGTTGTAGGCGGGAAATTGATACAGCTTACCATAGCTGGAGGTGCGACTGCCGCGGAACAGATTTGTACGGTATTTGTGGGATACAGGGAGGCGACATAATGGGCGCGATATTATCGACCAGCGGAGTTACAGCGTGGGTTAAAGACCTTTATGAAGAGGCGTTTCATCAGAATTATATCTTCCCGGAAGACTCGGATGAGACCGTGACTTTTGCGGCTGGTGGGACTAACAACGTATTCGGAGAATGGGCGGAAATAGTCGATAATAATTCCGTGACATTGAGTTCAAAATTCAATTCTTCGGGTCATATTAGCTCGATTATTGTTGAGTCTACAAGTGTTAAAGATGTAATATATATAATTGAAATTGCTTATGGTGAAAGCAAAACGATTGTATGCAGAGCAAGGGGTATATCGGGTACAAACCAAATTAGCCACGTTAGTCAGGAAAGAATGCGAAACTTTCAAATTCCAAGCGGGGAGACCGTTTATTACAGGATGAAATGCGAAACAGCTTCCGCGACCATGGTTATACATATCAGATATCATATACACGAATAGGTGAGATATGAGAATCGTAACTACAACAGCCCCAGTAACGGAATGTGTGTCTCTCGAAGATGTTAAATTTCATTTGAGACTTGCGACCACAGCGGCGGAGGCTGCGGCGTACACCACAGAAGATGACTGGCTCAATCGTAATATCAAATCAGCACGGCTCCAAGTTGAGCATGAGACAGGCAGGGCATTGATTACGCAGACGAGGACGTACTATCTCGATGAGTGGCCGGACAAGAGATATATCAAGCTGCCATATCCGAGATTGCAATCCGCGGTCGTGACGTATCGGCTGGAAGATGATGACGATTATGACAATACTCTTTCGACCGTTGACACTGATATCATATCAGAACCGGGCCGGGTGGTATTGCAACCCTCTGAATCATGGCCAAGTGGAACCCTCTACACCGACAAGCCGATTAAAATAGTAATGGTGTGCGGGTATGGGGACGCAGACGACGTGCCGGAAGACATAAAAAACGCAATGTTATTGATGATTGAGGACGCTTATAACAACAGGGGGGAGATTGTTCTGGGTGTGTCAGTAGGACGGATTCAGGGCGCCGTTGATGCCCTGTTAAGGTCATATCAGATACACACGAGGTTTGAGTAATGAGAAAACGAAAATTGAAAATAAGATGGACGTGTGGAGGACAGGTAAATCATTCTCATAGATGGTATTGGACTGCATGGTTATGTGGACGGATACAGTGGTGTCTTGCATATATATGTTGGCTTTGCCATAGAGAGGCCTCGAAATAATGACTCGATCTTATTTCCGGGGCCACCGAACAATATTTGTAAATGGGGAATGGCTCTATGAGGACACCAAAACCAAAGCGGGGTTTGATGGAGAAGTGAGATCGTGTAAGAAATGTGGAGCAAAATTTGAGGGATCGAATAACGGTGATCCTGATCCGTGCCTTGGCGTTTTGCCGGGAGTCGACAATGCTTGTTGCGGCCATGGGGTCCCCGAAATGGCGTATATACGATTTAAGAATGGCGTTACAATTACGGGATTTACTAAAATCGAAAGGGTCAAATAATGCGTGCTGGCAGGATGGACCGTATAATAACCATCAAAGAGAAGGTGACAACTGAAAACGCCTTCGGTGAGGAAATTGTCACATGGATTGAACTTGTCAAGGTCGGCTCTGAGATAGCCACCGGGACACTTACAGAGGGAACTCTTTACCAGGTCACAGCCACGGAAGAAGATCACTTCGGTTCAGGGGTTGTAATTTATGACACTTTCACGGCGGCGGGTACGGAAACTTGCGATGCCTCGAATAAGGTAAAGCCGGTTACTCTCCCGGGCCGGGTTTGGGCTGAAAGATTAGAGCTCCGGGGGGCGGAAAGATGGAACGCTCAACAGGTTGTTGCGACCGTGGCTTGCAAATACCGGATAAAATACCGGGATGATGTGACGGCTCAATGTATGGTGATCGACAATGCCGGGCGGGAATACGATATACAACCGCCCTTGGAATTAGGAAGAAAAGAAGGTCTTGAGCTTATATGCTCAGCGAGGAGTGATAGCTGATGGCAAAATGTAAAGATATCAAAGCAAGCGACATCATGGGGAACATAACTATATGCGTTAGGATAACGGGCTTGAAGGTTATGGGTTTTCGACTGTTTATTGTAAGGCAATTATTACGGCTTTCAGCTTTTGTTTCTGGAACCGGTATTGAATTTGAAGAAGAGGATGAAGAATAATGGCACAGCCCGCATTTTCATTCCAATTAGTTGGCCTAAAGGAAACAATGGACGCCCTTGAACAGCTTCCGACCTTGTCCATGAAAAAGCGTGTTGTCGCTAATGCCCTGAAGAAAAGTGCCTTGCCAATTAAAGAAGCGGCACAGGCGAACATAGACACGTTTGGAACCAAGTTTGATGTTGTCGGGGCGAACCTTAAAAAGTCGATCAAAATAAGCTCTGGTCTGAAAAGGTCACAGCGGGGAAGGGTGGATAGAACGAGAGTAACCGAATATGTAGGCAGCACTCACCCCCTGGCACACCTGTTTGAGTTCGGAACCGCCAAGCGATTTAAAAAAAGCGGAGCATATACGGGCTATATCCCCCCGATGCCATTTATGCGTGATGCGTGGGATAGCAAAAAAAAAATATCGATTAGCCTTTTGAAAGATGAATTGTGGAAGGCATTAGAGAAAAGCGCGAAGTTGCTACATAAAAAAGCTCTCAAGGGAACATTGACAGCAAAACAGAGAGCGGGACTATTGAAATGATAGAGTTAAAAACATGCACAAAATGTGGATCGTCAAAACCGCTGAGTGAGTTTTATAAAAGTAAGCGAGGCAAATACGGCGTATGTTCTATGTGCAAGAAATGTGGAGCCGAATACGCTAAAGTATATAACGCTAAGCACAAGGGAAAAAGAAACGCTCAATCAAGAGAATGGCGATTGAACAACCTTGAAAGAGCGCAGACCACAGACAGGAAGTGGAAGGAAGCAAACCCAGAAAGGGTTAAAGAGAACAGAAAAAGCCATTACGAAAACAACAAGGAAGCAGAAAAGGCTTATTCTCGACAATGGGGGAAAGAAAATCCTCAAAAAAAGAAACAGATGTTTAGGACTTGGTATCTAAAAAACAGAGAAGAAAATATTAAGAGATCAAGGGAATGGCAAGCGCAAAACCCTGAAAAGAGCAGGCTATTAAAAAAAGCGGACTGGAATAGGCGGTATGCTAACCCAAAAAACAGGCTAAGCTTTTGCGTGTCAGGAGCGGTGCGCCGTTCGCTGAAAGGAAAAACTAAGGACGGAATTCACTGGGAACCACTGGTTGGTTATAGCATAGCTGAACTTCGCAGACATCTTGAAAGGCGTTTTAAAGATGGAATGACGTGGGAGAATTACGGAAGTGCTTGGCACCTCGATCATATAATCCCGGTTGCGGTTTTTAATTTTGAGACACCCGAAGATATTGATTTCAAAAGATGTTGGGCTTTAAAAAATCTGCAACCATTATGGGCGAGTGATAATATGAGCAAAGGGGCAAAAATAGATAGACCGTTCCAACCATCGTTAGCAATGGGAATGTAAAATGTTAGGAAAAGCAATCAGAAGCATTTTGATAAATGATGATACCGTAAAGGCGATCACAACCCGGTGTTATCCTTCTGTCAAAATCCCACAAAATCCAACGTACCCGTTTATAAGTTATTCAGTATTCGGACGTGGAGAAAACGCTCTTAGGGGGCCTTCTGGAAAGGAGAACCCCAGAGTCCAAATTGATTTATGGGTAAAAGATATTGGAGAATCCGGTTATTCGGATTTGAGGGTATTATCTAAGGCCGTAAAATCGGCTTTAGGGGGTTACATTGGAACGGTTGAATCTATAACGATTGGTTCAATATTGTTTATTTCGGATTTTGAGCAAAAAGAGCCAGAAGTTAATGCGCTAAGGTTAATCGCTGATTACAGCGTATGGTACACAATTTAAATAAACCAACAAGGAGGACAATAAAATGGCAGTAGATATGTTAGAATCACAGGGAACTAAATTAGAGATGAATAGTGGGAGTGGGAGTGCTAAAACCATAACGGCAATGACGCTCTCAAATCCAACGGTATTAACATCAGTAGCGCACGGCCTGTCCAACGGCGATGTTGTTGTGGCGGCGCTCTTTGATGGGGCTGATGCAGCGGACATTAACGGCAACTCTTATGTTGTCCAGTTTGTCACTGATGACACATTCGCGATTGATCTGGATTCAACGGATTTGACCATTGATGACAATACTGATACGGCGACCATGACCCCGCAGAGTTACACCGAGATATGCTCAATCACTGATTGGGATTTGCCGGGTGATACTCACAACATGATTCCGTTTACCGCATTGGGATCGACACGGGCCGAAGAGAAGCCTGGTATTCCGAGGGGTAGCGCACTGACCTTTTCAGTTAATTGGACTTCCGATGATACTGGACTTCTGGCTGCTGAAACAGCAAGGGCGGCAAAGGATCTCAAAACTTTCAAACTGACCTATTCGGATGATGCTGTACATACCTTTACAGGGTACGTAATCGGCATTAATGATTCCGGTAGTGAAGATGACAAAGTAAACGGCACGATAACCATACACCGGGTGGGAGCTTTAAATCTGACATGATAACGGGAATGAAGGTTACGACAATAGAGGGGAAGTCGTACTATCTCCGGTATACGTGGGCTGTTTTAGCCGAGGTTGCGGAGAAGTACGGTGAAACTCCTAATTTATTTGATCCTGAAACTGTGGCCTTTGTGGGATCCGCTGGGTTGCGTAAAAAACATCCCGAAATGACTCCCGAGAAGATCATGGAGATATCGCCTCCACTGATACCCTTTGCAAACGATGTGCAACAGGCTTTGCAGTGGGCATACTTTGGGGACAAGGGTATTCCAGATGATGATGGGATAAAAAAAAAGCAGACCCTGACTGGATGGATCAGGCGTATAAAAGTGCGATTGTTGCGGGTATTTCACCGGTCGAATTCTGGGAGTTGACCCCATACCAGACCCGTATTGCAATGGAAGGCACTCTTGAAAGATCGGATAAACAGGCTTGGATGATAGCAGCATTTTCGAGAGCGAAGAAACTGCCGAGATTCGAGAAGTTGGGTCGCGGCAAGAAGAAGCCGAAGGACGGACTACTGCTCAAGAAACAGCTTGAGGCAACAGCGATAAAAGAGACGAGGAAGAAATAATGGCTCAGCCCGTAGGTGCGCTTCGCGTAGATTTAAGCGCGAGTTCAGCAAAATTCCAATCCGATATGCGAAAGGCCAAGAATGCGGTGCAGACCAATGCCTCGAAGATGTCAAGGGCAATGCATACCGTGGGTGACAAGTTCAAACGCGTAGTCAAGGCCATGACCTCGTTCCGTGGTATTATGACCGGGGCCGCTATGGTTGCCGGGATGGTTTATGCCATCAAAAAGAACCTCGAATACGCC